CACCTCCTCCCGGACCCGGAGGACCACCTGGTCCCGCATCGTCCGCGGCGCGGCCACCGGTGGCATCCCGTGGTTCACCGCCCAGGACTTCGCGGCGGCGGCGCTCCGGAACTTGTCCAGGGCGAACTCGAGGGACTGGACCTGATCCAGATCCAGGTTCAGCGGGAGGAGGAGGTCCGTCCCGCGCTTCACGTTCTCCGCGTTCTTCATCCTGTTCTCCTAGACCGGGACCACCACGGTCCGACAGTTTGCGTGGTAGGGCGGGAGGGCCAGTCCAGCGGCCTCCAGTCCACCCTCCCGGGAGGCGGCCTGACGGACCTCCTCCGGGGTCTTCCATCCCACCGCGTCCTTCACCGCGTCCGGGGTCTCCGCCTCCGTCACGGCGAGGATAGACGCCTCCCCGTCCTGGACGCGGAACTCCCGCCCGTGCATCTCCCGGCAGACCTCCGTCGTCCGGGCGTCCATCACCGCGTCGATCCGGTAGGTGGTGAACCCCGCGTCCCGGATCCCGCTCAGGGCTCCCCAGGCGGAGGCCCGGTTCCGGACCGTGGAGGACAGCATCCGGAAGTATTCGGAGGTGGACCCGCGGAAGGTCCCCGGGACCCGCGCGGCGGGAACCGTCCCCTGGATCACCCCCCGCATGATCCGGCCCACCTGGTCCCGGCCCAGACCCATCGTCAGGGCCTCCCGGGTCACCGTGGCCAGGATCGTCCGCGAGAGGTGGTTCGACCAGAAGTCCCCGATCCACCACAGTTGCTGTTGTCCCAGGGCGGAGATCGCGTTCCGGTCCGCCTGGTCGAAGGTCCCGGTGATCGTCACCCCGGGCCGACCCGGGCCCGCCGGACCTCCGCCCGGGCGGGCCACCCGCTCCCGGATCCCGCCCCGCGCCAGGAGACCCAGGGCCACCGTCGCGCCGGTCAGGATCGCCAGGGTCCGCCCCGTGTCCCGCTCCCGCATCCTGGCGTCCACCCCGTCCAGGGCCACCGCGACCTCGTCAGGGGTCAGGCCCTCCGCGGCCAGGGTGGCCACCTCCGCGTCCACCGCCGGGTCCAGGTCCCCGCGGTAGTCGTCGTCCAGCTCCTCCGCCAGGCGGCGCTCCAGGGCGGTCTCCCGCTCCCCCTGTTTCACCAGCTCCCGCCCGGTGGCCTCCGCCACGGCGTCCGCCAGGGCCAGGAGGTCCGCGTCGGACAGACCCTTCAGGGCCTCCTGGGTCGCGACGCGGGCGAGGGCGTTCAGGTCCATCCGTTCACTCCTCGAAGCTGGGCGGGAGCCAGCCCCCGAACCGTTCCGCCACCTCCGCCCGGATCAGCTCCGCCAGGGCGTCCGTCGCGGCGTCCTCCTCCGATCGCTCCACGTCGTCCTCCTGAACGTCCGGGAAGGAGGGCTCCGCGGTCCGGTCCCGCTCCGGTCCGGCGACCTGGAGCCCGGCGCGGCCCTGGGAGGTGGGCTCCCCTCCGCCGGCGGCGGCGGAGGCGGAGTTGCTCTTCATGACCTGGGCCAGGGTGAGGGAGAAGGGTTGATCCGGCGGTACGAGGTCCGGATCCACGTCCCCCAGGTCCTCGTTCACCACCCGTCCGATCAGCTTCCGGGCGATCCGCGGGGTCAGGCCCCCGGTCTTCTCCCCCTGGGCCAGGAGGCGGACCATGTCCGCGTTCTCCGTCACGTTCGGGGACAGGGACCGGAACACGGACCAGACCAGGCGGAGGAACCGGATCAAAACGTCCTTCGTGAAGAACCGGTCCATCCGAGCGCGCTCCGGTGCGAAGACCTGTTCGTCGGCCAGCTTCCGGCTTGCCTCGATGGTCTTCCCGGTGAAGTCCTCGCTCTTGCCCACGAAGATGGGTGGGAACCGCCAGGCCCTCCGGACGGACTCGTCGTTCCCCGCCTTGTAGTTCACGAACAGGGCGTCGCTGTGCTGCTCCCGGGTTAGGGGGGTGATCTCGATCTTCACCGTCCCCGGGTCCCGCATCCCCTCCATCACCGGTTCCGCCTCCAGGAGGAGGAACTTCGAATAGTTGTCGTCCCCCTGGATCGCGGCCTCGACGAACTCCTCGATCCGCTCCACGGAGTCGTCGTCCAGCTTCCCGTTCGAGACCGTGATGGCCATCGAGGGGACGTTGTTGTTCTTGAACGTGGTGAAGTTGATCTCCTCCGCGGCCCGGCTCCCGAAGATGCAGAACAGGTGACCGATGTAGCGGGGCAGACCGTAGGGGGACCGCGTGGAGTAGAGGCGTTTGTGACGGACCGGGTTCGCGGTCCAGGCCACCGGCCACCCCGTGGTCCCGGTCCGGATCGCAGTCCGATCCCCCTCCAGGACCCACCGCGGCATCGAGTCCGTCACCCCGTGGTCCTTCTGGAGGTCCTCCCGCGTGATCACCCGCCCGTCCTTCGACGAGATCAGGCGCGGGTCCCCCAGCTCCTTGAACCAGACCTTCGTCCCGTTCACGACCTGGACGTAGCGGCGGAACCGCTTGAACCGGGTCACCTCCCGGAGGGTGTACGAAACCTGTTCCTGGAGGACCACCTCCTTCCGGATCAGGTGGTCCCGGTCCGCCCGCTCCCGCGGCGCGGCCTCCCCCGCCGGCGCGAGGTCCGGCGCGTCCTCCAGGGATCCCCCGGAGGGCTCCGGGGCCCCCGGCTCTCCCGGCTCCTCCTCCGGCATCTCCGGGGGAAGCTCCACCAGGCGGACCGACTTCTGGATCTGGGGGTCGATGTACTCCGTCAGGTCCTCGTCCATCCGGGAGATGCGGACGGTCCAGGCGGGGAGGTGGTTCAGGGCGTCCAGCTCCGCGGTCCCCGGGCGCTCGACGAACTCCACGTAAAAGTTCCCCGTCGCCTCCAGGTCCCGGCGGAGCTTGTCCCGGAGTTCCTCCAGGGACTCCCCGTCGTGGGAACAGTTCTCGAAGAAGTTCTCCGCGTCGGTCTGTTCCTGGACCAGGGTCGCCAGGATCTCCGGCGGCGTGTTCTCGTCCAGCGGAACCCGTGGGTCCAGGCGCCAGCCGAAGGACTCCACGTTCACCGCCATCGCGTCGATCGCGGGGCCCAGCTCCGTGTTGTTCTCCGGCATCACCGCCAGGGTCAGGAGGTCGAAGGGCGGGGAGACCACCTTCCCCTCCCGCTCCAGGAGGACGAGCTGGTCGACCTCCCGTTCCTTCACCTCCCCGGAGCTGGCGCCGGAGGCGGTGGGCGCCGGTTCCACGCCCCCCTGTTTCCGGAGCTTCCGGACGCGGGACAGGCCAAGCACCGTGGCCCGGAGGGCCTGGACGTTCCGGTTCACGATCTCCGCGGCGGCGGGCCGGTCCGCGTACTCGCGGCGGATCTCTACGGTGGCGGCCTGTTTATCTCCCACGTTGTCAGCTCCCCTTGTGCCCGTAGACCGGGATCCCGGCAACCTCGATGCGGACCGTCGTGGCCCCACCGGCCAGCCCGGTCACGTGGAACCAGACCGACTTCGAGTGGCCCACCCGGACGATCCGCATCTTCGCGGCCCCGCCGGAGATCACGATCGTCTGGGCGGTCACCTCGGAGACGAACCCGCCGTTCGGGCTCCCGTCCTTCGCGTCCGACCAGAAGTGGGCCTCCACGTTCGCGGCGGTGGTTCCCCCCTTCGGGGTCACGATCACCATCAGCTCGTCGAAGTCCGCGCAGTTGATCCCGGCCTCCCGCTTCGTGGGGAGGGCGGCGTCGTTCCCCACCACCTCCCGGATCAGGCCCAGGTCCGGGGCGTAGGGCACGCGGCCCAGTGGCGTCACGGCGGCCATCGCTTACCTCCGATCCGACAGCGAGGTCGGGAGGAAGCCCCACTTGCGCTCGATCGCCTTCGTGACCTCCACCAGCTTCCCCGGCTCCGGGGCGCGCTTCCGGACCGCGCGCTCCACCGCGTCCTCCTCCGGCGCGTTCACCGGTACGAAGACCGCGCGGACCTCGAACGGCTCCTCGAAGACGATCTCACCGTCCGCGGACCGGGTGAAGTTCGCTTGGAACGTCCGCCCCGTGTTCCCGTCCCGGACGATCACGTGGTCCTCGAAGATCCCCTCGAGCCACGCGTCCAGGGATCCGTCCGCCAGGATCACCCGGTTCGTCTGAACGGCGTCCATCATCGCCCACACGAAATCCATCAGCTCCTCCCCCTCCCGGAGCTGGAGCTTGTGGACCTCCACGTGGCGACGGCCAGCGTTAGCGGCGCGCCGGAGTCCGGCCAGCTTCACCACCTGGGCGTTGCTCAGTTTCTCACCGGCCCGGAGCGCCTGTTTGAGCTCAAGGAGATCCTTACCTTCGTTCGCCATCTCATCCTCCACTGGTGGCCAGGCGGACACCCGCCCCGCGTGCGAGGCGGCGAGCCGAGCTGGCGCCGAAGACCCCGACCCGGCGCTTCCTTTTCTTCCGGGCGCGGACCACGCAACCCAGGGTTACCGCTAGGTCGAGGCTGTCAAAACGGTCGTCGTGCTTCCGCTTCGGGAAGCCGACCAGTTGTTCCTCCAGTTTGTCCGTCCCCGGGTCGTCCTTCAGGTGGAACACCCGGCCCGCCTCGTAGCGGGCGGCGAGCTTCCAGGCCCGCGTGACCTTGTCCGTCAGGGTGACCACCGGGACGCACCGGTCCCCGATCTCCTCCCCCAGCTCCCGGTAGACCGAGAACAGGCGGGACTTCTGGAACGCGTTGGCTTCGATTCCGAAGCGGATCGGGTCCCACCGGTCGAAGATGTACTGGGCGCGGGAGATCTGGACGTGGTAGGGGAGGCGGCCCGCGAAGTTCTCCAGGACGTAGATGTCCAGGGCCAGCGGGCCCGCGCGGTCGTCCACTCCGATCACGGTATCGGAGTATTCGTCGTCCTCCTCCTTCTCCCCGATCGCCAGGTCACAGGCGGACCAGATCTTCAGCTCCATCGAGCGGACCAGCTCCTCCGCCCGGGCCTCCACGCGGCGGAACATGTCGTCGCGGAAGATGTCCCCGCGCATCCGCGTGGTGCTCTGCTGATACTGCGAGTCGAAGTGGGCGGAGCCCATCGAGATGCGGAGGGCCTTCAGGTTCTCCGTGGGAAGGAGTTCCTCCGTGATCGACACCCCGTCGATCCCGTCCGCCTCCCCCGTATCCGGGTTCACCAGGGCGGGAACCTCGCACACGTTGCCCTTGAACTTCGGGTCGTTCTCCTCCACGTAGGCGTAGACATCCTCGGGGTGGTAGCGCGTCCCCACCAGGTCCACCTCCCCGGGGGAACCGTCCCGGCGGACCTGGATCAGGGTGGGGATCAGGGTCTTGTAGAAGAACACCCGGATCCGCTCCCGCTCCCCCTCCGTCCGGGAGTTCTTCTCGTCCACCAGGTCGTCCGCCTTCACGATGTCGAAGTGTTTCGAGGTCACCGGACCGTCCGCGCCGGCGGCCAGCCATGTCGGCTCCTTCCAGCGGCGGCGCCGGGTCCGGATCGTGGCGGCGTCCGAGCCCCACTTCTCCCCGCGGAGGTCCCCGAACAGTTCGCAGAACCGCTCCACCTCGAAGCACCCCTTCACCTCCTCCAGGAGGTCCTTGGCCTGATCCTTCACGCGGGAGCCGATCAGGATCCGGATGTCGGAGTCCAGGAGGGGTTGGAGAACGGAGTCCACCACGGTCAGGATCGTGGACTTCCCCGCCCCCCGCGGCGCCAGGTAGAGGCGCCACGGTCCGGGGAGGCGGCGCTTCGCCTCTATCAGGATCAGGTGGAAAGGGTAGACCTCGTAGCCCAGGATCCGGGCCAGAACGTCCAGGCGACGGTCCTCCAGGACCAGCTTCCGCTGGGCCTCCGATTTCATATCGAGGATTCGGTCCAGCTCGCGCTGGAGTTCCTCCGCCGTCGGGACCGTGCTCATGCAGGGTGAATCCTACGTCCTGGACCGTAACGGTCCCCACCCACATGAGCGCATTTAAGGTACTATGTAGACAGGAGGCACAATGCCACGACGTGACGACGAAGCGGAGGAGGAGGTCTCCCTCTCGCTGATCGAGCTGGACCGCGCGGGCGCGCGGGCGCGGACCCGCCGGATAGCCCGGGAGGGCCTCCCGGAGCTTCCCGCGAACGCGGAGGTCTCGGAGCGAAAGAAGGAGGCGGCCCAGTTCCGCGCGGGGCTGGCGATGATGTGGGACCGGGAGCGGATCCTTCAGGAGACCGGATGGTCCCTCCAGAAGTTCCTGGCGGTGGAACGGTGGTGCAAGGAGGAGGACGAGCGCCTGGCCCGGGCGCTGGACCCCGCGGCGGTCTGGAGCGAGTACCGCCTGCAACAGCTCCAGGCGGCCCGGGAGCTGGAGGACCTGGCGGAGATCTTCCGGCGCTCCAAACAGTTCTCCGCCCTGGTGGGGGCGGTGAAGGCCCGCTCGGAGATCCTGGACAAGATCGTGAAGACCGGACAGGACCTCGGCCTGATCAAGCGGGCGGCCCGGGAGGTGAACATCACCGGGGAGGTGGACTTCACCTCGATGTCCGTCCAGGAGCTTCGCGTCCACCTCCACCGGGAGGTCCGGGGGCTCCAGGACCTCCTGACCCCACCGATAGACATCTCCGCCGGCCCCGCGGGGCGCGTCCTGGAACGGGTCCTAGCGCCTCCTGGGGAGCCCGCACCGGAGACCCCTCCGGAGGGCCAGGGGGAGGTCAAACCGCGCCCAGGGCGGCGGGTGAAGCGCCTGGCGGGGAAGAAACCGCCCGATCCGCCGGCGGCGCTCCGGGAGGCGGTGGAGGAGGTCCGGGAGGTCCTGGAGGAAGCCAGCGAGGGGATCCAGCGGGAGGTGAAGGTGGCGGTGAACCGGGTCCGCGCGAGGCGGAAGGGGGGCGGGACTAGAGGGGGCGCTCCCAGCGGGTCTTAGCGCCCGTGGGGGCCTTCACCGTCCGGGCGCGTCCGGACCGGTTCCAGCCCTCCCGGCGGGCTTCAGTCTTAGCAACGGCGGTGAACCCCGCGGCCTTCAGGGAGGCCCCGTCCTCCTCCGCCAGGGTGTAGGTGATCAGCTTCCGGAACCCCAGGCGGCGGGCGTGGCGGGCGGCGGCCCCGTAGAGCTGGGAGGCGACGTTCCGGCGGAGGGCGGTCTCCCCCCAGGTACAGCAACGGGTCACCTCCAGGGTCCCCGGTTCCTTCTGGGCCAGGATCCGGGAGACCGGGCGGCCCACCGTGATCACGCCCACCCGGGAGAACCCGTTCCAGACCGCGATCCCGAACTTCCAGCCCTGGGGGCGTGGGTGGTGGCGGTGGTGGCGGTCCACCTCCACGAAAACCTCCTCCTGCCACCCCTTCACCCCGGCGCCGGGGTCCTGGACCCAGGGACGACAGCGAACCACGGAGTCCCCGCGGTCACCCTCCAGGACCACCTCCCGGACCTCCCGGCCCAGGAGGTCCGTCAGGGCGCCCTCCAGGGGGCGGCCGAAGACCGCCTCCCACCCCTCCAGCCCCACCGCGTCCCGGGCGGCCTGGCAACAGGGGATCCAGTCCAGGTACGACCCGCCGATCACGTCCAGGAGGTCCTCCGCGTCCTCCCCGCAGAACGGACAGGGGAGGGCGGCCTCCAGGCCCAGCTCCTCCAGGCCCGCGTCCTCATACTCCACCCCGGGAACCGGCCCCACCCGCTCCACCTCCGGCGCCAGCTCCGGCTCCGGCTCCACCGGCTCCGGCCTCCCCAGGTTCAGCTTCAGCTTTAGCTGTTTCACGGCGTCCTCCAGTCTAGCAACACCAGGTGTCCACGTCCTGAACCTCCCCGGCCTCCCCGCGCTCCACCGCCTCCCGGACCTCCGCCAGGGTGAGGTCCTGGCGGAACCGGTGGTCGATCCGCGCCTCCAGCTCCACCACCTGGTCCAGGAGGTCCCGGTTATAGGACCCGGCCAGGACCAGGGCGGCCCGCGGGGCGAAGATACAGAAAACACAGGACAGGCGCGGCATCCCCAGGTCATACGCGCGGTGGTGGGGGACCCCGGACTTCCGGATCCGGTCCCAGACCTCCGCCACCGTCCAGTCCTGGACCGGGAGCCAGTCCCAGACCTCCCGGGTCCCGGACTTAGTGGAGGCGCGGGCGTTCCGCTTCAGGGCGGCCTTCTTAGCCCGGGAGGGGGACTCCTCCGCCCGGAGACCCAGACAGTTCAGGAGGCGGAAGGTCCCGCGGTTCCCGGCGGCGGTCCACTCCCGGTGCATAGCGGTGATCACCTTCCCCACCTGGTCCCGCTTCTGATCTGAGGTACAGTAGCGGGTGGAGTGGCCCGGCCACATCCGGCGGGCCTCCACCTGGTCCAGGAGGTCCCCCTTCTCCCGCTTCACCTTCCGGAAGGGGACCCCGTAGTGGCGGGCCTGAAGCTCCGCCAGCTCCCCGGTCCCCGCCCACTCCATCCGGCCCAGGTCCGCGTGAACCACCACCACGCGGTCCAGAACCCCCGCCTCCCGCGCCAGCTCCACCACCAGGTCCAGCATAGCCTGGGAGTCCTTCCCCGCGGAGGAGTTCACCAGGATCACGTCCCACTGGGTGAGGTCCGGGCGGTCCATCAGGCCACCTCCGCCCAGGGTCCGGACTTCCAGAAGGTCTCCACCCGCCCGTCCGTCACGCGGTACTCCTCCCCGCGGTCCGCGGCGTCCTGGTACAGGGCCCGGAGGTAGTACGCGGCGCGGAACCGGTTCTCCAGGCGGACCGCGGCGGAGCTGGAGGCGGGATAGTTCCCCGCCTGGAGGGTGATCTCCGTCTCCAGGTGGTCCACCAGGGTCAGGACCTCCTCCCGGCGCCCGGCGCGGATAGCGCCCAGGAACGCGCGGTCCAGCTCCCGGGACAGGTCCCGGGCCTGGGTGGAACCGCCGGCGACGGCGGCGGCGTGGGTGAGGTAGAGAACCGCGAACAGAACCAGGGAAGTCATCAGGGCCTCCAGGGTGGCTTGGGTTTTTCTATCTTTCTTCCCGCTCACATTTATATCTTACCACACGCTAAGAACGTGTCCAGAGGAAAGTGTACAAGAAAGTGTAGAAGGGGGCTAACCCCAGGTAAACGTGGGAAAGAAAGTTAGAGGGTCACCAGTTCCGGAGGGCCTTCCGGGCGATAGACAGGAGGCGCCGGAGGTCCTTCTCCTCCAGCTCCAGGAGATCCCGGCGGGACAGAACGTCCCCCGCCGGGACGGACAGGCGGGCGGTCCAGGACCCGGAGCGGGCCCGGAACTTCTCCACCCGGAGGTGGTTCTCCTTCCGGGCCTGGCCCGCGGGGCGGACCACCGCCCAACCCCAGTCCGACCACCGGACCGCCAGGAGGCACCGGTCCACGTGGGCGGTCCCCTTCACGATCCCCACCAGGTTCCGCCCGTTCACGAGGCTCATCCGGCGGAGGCGCGCCACCTCCGCGGCGTCCGCCTCCCGCCGGCCCACCACGGAGAACCCGTCCCGGAGGATCACCCGGTTCCGGTCCAGGACCTCCCGGGCCTCCCCCGTGGACGAGTCCACGGACCGGACCACCGCGGCCTCCCGCCCACCGTCCGACCCGATCACGGCGATCCACACGTGATCCCCCACGTGGTAGCGCGTCATTCCACCGCCTCCACCTTCTCCGTGAAGACCGCCCCCGCCAGGGGGTCCCCCACCTCCGCCTTCTTCACCCGGTAGATCTGGAGCTGGCGGTCCGCCTCCTCCCGCGCGGCCTCCTCCGTGGGGGCGATCCCCCAGGCCCGCGGGAGTCCGTCCGGGTCCAGCTTCATCACCATCACCCTCATCCCGTCACCTCCTCCCGGCGGCGGTAGGCCCGGGGGTGGTAGGCGGACAGGTCCTCCCGGCGGATCACCCAGACCGTCCCCACCTTCTGGGCCTTCAGGCGCCCGTCCTGGATAGCGTAGAGAACCGCCACCCGGGACACCTTCAGGAGGGCGGCCACCTCCGTCACGGACAACAGCGACGGCGGGGCGGCCACCCGCTTCTTACGTGTCTTTCCCATCTTCTCCTCCGTTCTCCGGCGCGTCCTGGACGCACCGGTGGCAAGCGCAAGGTCCCAGGGCGCGGAAACAGATCCGGCGGTCCGTGGCCCACCCCACCACGGAATCCCGGATCCGGACCGCCCCCTCCAGGGTCTCCTGATCCACCTCCTTCCCCGCCTCCAGCTTCTCCATCAACCCGTCCACCACCACCTGGACCCCGGCGGCCAGGAGGAGGGGGAAGTTAGCGGGCCCCGCGCACTTCTCACAGATAGCCCCCACCCCGGCCCCGTGTTCACACCAGGGACCGCGGCCCAGGAGGTCCGTCTCCTTCAGGGGGAACCCCCGGGTCATCCCTCCACCTTCCGCTTCTCCAGGAGGGCCTGGCAACGCTTACAGGTCACCGCCTCCGGGTCCTCCGTCAGGGAGGGCTCCCGCCGGCGGAAGGAGTAGCCCCGGCGGGTCTTCCGGCCCGCCAGGCACGCGGCCACCCGCCGGGTCCGCCCGTCCTTCTCCTCCTTCTCCGCCAGGTGGCGGATCCACGCCTTCCGGCGCTTCTCCTCCGGCGGCGTGGCGGCCTCCACCTCCGCGCGGCGCTTCTCCTGGGGGGAGAACTCCGCCCCGGCGGGGCGGAACCGGGCGCCGGACAGGCACGTTCCCCCGCGGGACCCCTCCATCTCCAGGACCCCCGCCAGGACCTCCTCCCGGAGGGCGCGCCTCACGTGGTCCAGGAGCGGGCGCCCGTTCAGGCCCCGGAACCGCAACCGGGAGAACGGGAGGAGGCCCTCCCCCAGCTCCCCCTCCGGGAGTCCGTCCAGGATCTCCTGGCCCCGGGCGCGGAGGCGGCGCTCCACATCCGTGGCGGTGAAGTAGTAGGTGGACCCGTGGAAGTCCCGCCCCGCCAGGCGGGACTCCAGGGCCCGGGCCCAGATCCACCTCCAGGCCCGGCGGACCTCCTCCGGGACGTTCACCCGGACCGCGTTCCCGGGTCCGGCCCGTCCGGAGGGCCTCCGCCTCCGCTTCTCCCCAAGTGTCAACTTCATCCGTTCACCTCCGTCTAAAAGCGGGCCCCGGAGGGCCCGCGGGTTCTAGATCCGCCCCGCGCACTCCGGGCCCAGGCCCAGGCGGAGGGACTCCGGGACGGTCAGCTCCCGCCCGCACCGTCCGCACCGGCCCGAGTGGTGGACGGACAGGGCCTCCGGGAGGTCCCGTCCGGAGTTCAGGCGCTCCCAGAACCAGGTCCAGGCCCGCGCGGAGGGCGCCTCCGCGGAGACCCGGGACTTCCGGCTCCGGCGGTAGTCCCCGGAGTCCAGGAACAGGGTCCCCAGGAACGTGTAGTCCGTGGTGTTCTCCGGCCCGGTCAGGACGGACACGAAGCGGACCCGCGCCTCCCAGTCCCGGGTAAGTCCCCCGCGCTCCGTCTCCTTCCGCGGCGCCTCCACCCGGAACGTGAACCGCCCGCCCGTGGCGCGGTTCTCCAGGGTGACCACCGCGTTCCCCGCCAGGAGGTAGTCCCGGACGTGGGCCCGCTCCAGCTCCGTGCTAGTCATCTGCCACCTCCTCCGCCGGGACCAGGACCAGGCGCCCGTGGTTAGAGGAACCGGGGCGGACCACCCGCACCCGCGCCCACCGCTTCAGGGGGACCCCGGACAGGTGGGCGGAGACCACCACGCCCACGGTCTCCGTCTCCGACGCGGCCAGGACCGGGGAGGTGGGGGCGGGACCGCCCAGGGGGTTCAGGGTGACCACCTTCCCGATAGTCACGGCGAAGGTCAGGAACTTCACGATCGTGCCAACGGCGTCCACGGGGGCCTCCTGGTTCTGGGTTTCTTTCTTCCCGCTCACATTATCATCTTAGCGCGTGGGAACATATCTGTCCATAGGCTAACATACACTTTTTCATACTCCGGCGTTATCACTCAGCTAATAGTGAAAAGGGCCCGCGGAGCTGGATCCAGCTCCGGCGCCTCATTCAGGGCGTCCAGGAGGCGCCAGGAGGCGCCGGAGGTTCAGGGGGTCCCAGGGTGGCGGGGCGGGGCGTTCCGGCGCCTGGCGGGGCGCCTGGGGGCCCGGGCGGGCCCCCTGGGGGCGGGTCCGGGGGTCAGTCCATCCGGCCCCACTCCCACCCCACGGTGGGCTTCAGCTCCTCCACCTCCACCCCGTTCTCCTCCGCGGCGACCTTCATCCGGCTCCGCTCCACGCGGGAGGTGGGGCGGGGGAGGGCGTCCAGGGCGGCCTGGAGGATCCCCGCGGCCCGGTCCCGGCACCACGAGCAGTCCGCCTGACCCGGCGGGGAGACCACCACCAGGGCCCGGGCGATCAGCTTCCGGGAGGGGATATAGGGGACGGTCAGGCCCGCGCCCAGGACGCACGTCCCGCGGTCCCCGCCGGAGGCGGCCAGGTCCGCGCGCCACGCCTGGAACGCCTCCTCCCGGGCGCCGGCCAGCTTCTCCAGGTCCGCGTCCTGGAGGGCCAGGACCAGGGGTCCGGTCAGCCCGTACATTCTGACGACTCTCATTTCCCACCTCCGATCAGGGCGGTCAGGTTCTCCGCGTCCTCCACCGGGACCTCCAGGCGGCGAAGCTCCGCCTGGTGGCGGACCAGGAGGGCCTCCAGGTCACCCTGGAGGGCGTCCAGGTCCCGCGCCTCCACCGGGTGACCGTCCTCCCGGGCCTCCTCCGACGCCAGCTCCGCCGAGTAGGACAGGGCGGAGATCAGGATCCACGCCTTCATCAGTTCACCTCCGTCAGTTCTGGGGGCCCCCGCGGGGGCCCCCGGGTTTACGGTTCTAGTCCCGCTCCGCGGCGCCCAGGAGCGCCTCCACGGAGATCACCACCGCGGGGGCGGCCTGGGCCCACTTCAGGGCGCCGAAGGAGAACAGGTCCTCCAGCTCCGTCTCCGCCCGGAGGTCCCCGCCCGGGGCGAAGACTTCCACGCGGGCCCGGTAGATCCCGCGCTCCCGGCAGTCCACCCGCGCGGAGACCAGGGCCTCCGTCAGGGTCCCGTAGCGGAGGACCTCCGGGGAGGGCTGTCCGAAGATCTCCCCGCCGTCCACCTGGGTCAGGTGGTCAAAGCCCACCTGGCGGTTCCCGTAAAGACAGATAGAAACCAGGGACTTCTTCGACTTCCGGCTCATCTGGGCCTCCTTCCGGGGGTTCTGGCTATCTTTCTTCCCGCTCACATTTATATCTTAGCACGTGGTAAGAACCTGTCCAGAGGAAAGTGTACGAGGAAGTGAAAAAAGTGGGAAGGTGGTGGGATTACAGGAGAAAAAAGTGGGCTAGAAGTGGGGGTCCGTGTGGTGCTCCCGGAGGCCCAGGACCACGCGGCCCGCCCCGCGGGCCCCCTTCAGGCGGTAAACCCCGTCCCGGCGCCGGGTGGCCACGTATTCCCGCCCGTCCGGGTCCTCCACGTAGAGGAACCCGCCGTTCCCCGTGGGGCGCCGGCGGTCCGCGCGGAGGCGGATCCGGTGACCGGAGGGGGAGACCTCGACGACCGTGGCGGCGGTCTGGTCCGACCAGTGGTAGACCGTGGCGCCCATCCCCACCACGGGCTTCAGCTCCCGCTCCAGCTCCTCCAGGACGCGGACCTCCTCCTCCCCGGTGACCGGGGCGGTCCCGCGGTGGAGGCCCCGGAGGGAGGCCCCGGCGCCCGGGATCTCCGCGTCCAGGACGCGGTGGGCCCCGGCCTCCGTGGCGGCCAGGGCGGAGAAGCGCCCGAAGACCGCCTCCATCCCGGGCGCCCAGACCGCGGTCCAGCGGTAGAGGGGGAGACCCGCGCGGCGGGCCTCCCGGATCTGGGCCTCCCGCTCCCGGCCCGTCCTGTTCAGGTTCGACGCGTGCATAGGTTCACCTCCCGGGGGCGCGGCCCCCTTCTCCTGGCCCCCCGCGTTCCAGGACGCGGGGGGCGGGTCTGATCTGACACCACCCGGATCAGCGGGCGTCCTGAAGACAGGACGGACACACCCCGTCCTCATCCACCGGGTCCCCGTGGTCCGGACAGGCCAGCTCCAGCTCATCCGCGAACGGGATCCCCTCCGCCCCGGACAGGTAGCGGACGCGGACCGGGTAGCGCCCGGACCCGTGGCGGGAGTGGACCTCCGCCACCACCGCCAGCTTCCCGAACGCCACCACCTGGTCCCCCGGCTCCACGCGCCACCGCCAGCCCTCCGCCGGCCCCGCCAGGATCTCCTCCTGGTGGACCTGGAGCTGGACCTGGAGCTTCTCCTCCGCGTAGGCCACCAGCTCCTCCAGGTGGAGGCCCTGGGCCTCCCACCCGCGGGGGAGGAAGGACAGCTTCCACATCCCCCCGGACTCCACCAACCACCACCGCCCGCGGGGGTCCGCCCACCGGCGGCCCTTCTCCGGCTTCTGTTCAGCCCTGAACAACGTCACGGTACACACGGGATCACCTCCTTCTGGGTTTCAGTAAACGCTCCAGGAACCAGGGACGGGAGGAACCTCCGCGGAGGCGGGGAGGATCCGGTCCGTGTCCGGGTGAAAGACCACCCCCAGGACGTTCCCGCTCCGCTCCCCCGCGGCGTAGGCCCGCCGGACCGCCTCCTCCGCCAGGCGGTGATCCGCCTCCGTGATCTCACCGTGGGCGCCGGCCCGCGCCGGGTTAGCCTCCACGTCCCACGACCCGTCCGGGGCCTGGGTGAACGTGTGGCCCAGGTCCGCCAGGGCCTTCTGGTAAACGGTAAGGATCAGGACGGTCAGGTTCTCCACGGCGGTCTCCTTCTAGTTCTTCACCAGGACGTGAACGGCGGTCAGGTTCTCAGTCCGGAGCCCGGCGGCCTCCACCTCACTCCGGAACCGGTCCGCGGCCTCCACGGTCCGGAACGCCCAGGTCTCCGTGGACTGGGGGTTCAGGTCCGCCCGCTTCCCGTTCAGCTCCGCGGCCCGCGCCTTCCGGTTCTTCAGGTTCTTCACGGCGGCCTCCTTCTGGTTCCGGTTATCTTTCTTCCCGCTCACATTTATATCTTAGCACGTAGTAAGAACCTGTCCAGACAAAAGTGTACGAGAAAGTGAAAAAAGTGGGAAGGTGGCGGGATTACAGGAAAGAAAGTTAGCGGCGGGGGGTCAGGAGTTCATCCGCCAGCTCCCGGAGGGCCTCCTCCAGGCGGGCCTGATCCGCCGGAGACCACCGATCCGGGCGGTCCTCCTCCCCGTGGGAGGGCTCAAAGGGCCACCCGGCGGACAGGAGGCCCAGGACGGACTCCCCCACCAGGCGGCGGGCCCGGCGTTTAGCCTCCCGGCGGGTCACCGCGGGGGTCCTCCGCCGGCCAGCCCCAGCTCCCGGCGGGCGCGCTCCAGGAGGTCCGCGTCCGCGGAGAACTCCAGCTCCACCAGCTCCTCCGCGGTCTGGGCGGCGACCTCCAGGGCCTCCGCGTGGTCCTCCTGGAGGGCCTCCAGGGCGTCCACCAGGGCCCCCAGTCCCAGGTCCCCGTCCCAGCACCCGACCCCCATAGTGGCCCGGGCCTCCTGGGCGGCCGACGCCAGGACGTTCACGGCGGCCAGGACATCCAGCTTCCTACGCATAACGTCACCTCCCGGGCCCCGGAGGGCCCCGTTCAGGTTCAGCGGGTCCGCCCCACCAGGGCGTCCCAGCAACGCGCCACGGTCCGGCGGGGAACCCCCCGGCAGGACCACAGGAGGAGGAGGGCGTCCTGGGCGCGGTCCGCGTCCACGTCCTCCGTCCAGACCCCCCCGTTCACCCACAGGGTCCACAGGAACGGACCACCGGCGGGATCCGGGCGGACCTCCGCCTCCACCAGGAGGTCCTCCAGCCCCCGGTGGCGCCGGCGGATCACGTAGCGGGCGGCCCGCGTCCTACTCACCGCCCACCGCCTTCCAGAACCCGCACCCCTCCGGGTGGTCACAGTCCGCGGAGATCCCGTCCCCCGGGAGGCACCCGCACCCCGGACACGCCTCCGGGTTCAGCTCCTCCGCCAGCTCCTCCGCCAGCTCCAGGGCCTCCTCCTCCTCCTCCACCTGGGCCACCACCACCGGGAGACCCGTCTCCGGGTCCTCCTGGGTGAGGTTCAGGACGAAGAACTCCACCCCGCCGTCGCGGGTCTGGAGGCGGTCCACGCGGACCGTGGTGGTGGAGAAAACGGTGGAAAGGGTGGAGCTGGACATGGTGGCCTCCAGGTTGGGGTTTTGGGTTCCGCTGTTTCCGTTCCCGCTCACATTTATATCTTAGCACGTGGTAAGAACCTGTCCAGTAAAAAGTGTATGCGGATCTGTAGAAAAGTGATATGAGCTGGAAATGACTACATTCTTAGTTCGTCAGGCTCATGCAGGCTAGAACAGACAGACGGAGGTGAAGCACGTGGGAAAGGCGTACAAAGCCCCGAAGAACGGCGATCGAACTCGATACGTGTCCCGCCACGCGGTGGCCCGCCTCCGGGAGCGGGCGGAGGTCCCGGCCCACCTGGACGACGACTCCCTGTCCCGCGTCCTGGACGACGCGGTGGTGGCGGCCTACTCCCTGGGGAAGAACGAGAACGTGGTGGACGAGCACGGCGACCCGGCGGACCTGGTGGACATCTCCGGGACCCTGGACGGACTGACCGCCCGGGGCCAGGTCTTCGCCCTGGTGAAGCGGAACGCGCGGGAGAACAGCGAGCGGGAGGAGGCGGTGGTGACCGTCCTGGGGGACCGCTCCGCGGAGCTGGTCCGCCGGGAGACCCGGGAGGGCGCCGGGTTCGGGGTGATGGCGGAGGCCCTCCGCGGGGTGAGGGTCCCGGAGGCGCCGGAACGTCCGCGGAACTGGATCCAGGACCCGGAGCCCCCGCCCCCGGCGGACCCGCCGGAGGATCGCGGGTGGGCCTCCGCGCCGGACGCGAGGAAGCTCCTCGAGGAGGCCCGGGAGCGGGCCCCGGCGGAACTCCGGGCGGAGGCCCACGCGGCCCGGGCGGACTACGTGGTGATCCGGGCGGCGGACGCGGGGGCCCTGAAGCGCCTGTCCCGGGAGGAGGCCCTGGAGGTCCTCCGGGCGACCCCGGACGCGACCCTCCTCCGCGTGGTCCCCTTCCGCGTGACCGTGACCGTGGACCTGGACGGATGAGCTCGATCCGGGAGATCCGCCGGTTCCAGCGGCGGGCCCTGGAGGAGCGCCTGGTGGCCAGGATCGCGGAGGCGGCCTCCCACGGGACGGAGGCGGAGCTGGAGGAGGCCCGGGCCAGTTACGCCGAGTTCATGGCGGCCCTCCGCCGGGAGAAGGTGGCGGCGGAGTGGAGGCGGACGGAGGAGGCGCGGACCTGGGGACGGAGGGGGCGCGGCCCGCGCCGGAGGGAACCGCCCCCGGCCCCCGTCCCGGCGGAGCCCCCGGAGGATCCCGCGGCCCGCCTCCGGCGCCTGGAGGTGACCCACGTCCTCCGCCACCCCCTCCCCGGTCCGCGGTGGCCCGCGTTCTTCGCCCCGTCGGACCCGGGCGCCCGGGCCTTCCTCCGGGAGGTCCTCCTGGACGTGGGCCCGTTCCACCGGGACCTCCTCCGCGCGGAGGTGATCCACCTCCTGGCGCGCTCCCGCCCCCGCGGGCGGAACGCCCTCGCGGCGGCCCTGGGCTCCCACCGGGCGGAGCTGGACCCGGTGGTGGAGGACCTCCTGGCGCGGAACGCCCTCGCCCGGAACCCCCGGAGCGGGGCCCTCACCGCCTCCGCCTGGGTGAAGAACCTCATCCGCGGTCTGGAGGGCCTCCCCCCGGAGACCGTCTCCCCGGTCCGGCCCCCGCCGGCGGACCTGGGTCCACGGAAGATCAGGAACGAAAGGATGTCCGAATGAGCGTTAAAAAGCGCCTGGAGAAGACCCTGGAGACCTTCCCCCTGGACTCGCGCGCGGCCCTGGAACGCCTCGTGGAGGCGGTGGACGCGGACCTGGACGAGCTGGCGGACGCCACGGACTCCGCGGTGGACCAGCTCCGCCGCGGGGTCGTCACCCTGACCGAAGGGGTCCTCGCCCTGGGCGACGGCGTCCTCCGCCTGGAGGCCCGTCTCCGCGCGGTCACGCGCTCCGCGACGCGGGCGGACCCGGGCCTGGTGGCGGCGCTGGCCCGCCTCCGGGGCGAGTCCAGCGAGTCCGGCCCCCGCGAATGAGCTCATAACAGCTTTCCCCGCCGCGGGGGGCGCGCAAATCGGGCGGTCCAGCCCCTCATGGGGGCGCCGGCCCCCATGCCCCGCCCCGGCCTCACCCGGGGCTCGCTCGCGCGCTCCGGCCCCCCTGGGCCAGCTCCACGTGGGCCTCCGCGGCCAGGAGGAGGCCCGCCTCCCCGCTCCCCCTGGGATCCCGGCCTTCCCCGGCCTTCTCATACAGACCCTTTAGGGTCTTCTGGGCGGGGCGGGGGAAGTCCCCGCGACCACAGGGCGAAAGCCCGCCCCCCAGGGCGGGGCGCGATGCCCCTCGCGACGGGGGGAGCGGTAAGAGGGCTCATGCTGGCGAGGAGGGTGGCGTGGACTTCTCCCTGGTATGGGCTCATGCGGTGGGGTTCAGGTGCGTTGTGCTGGGGTGGGGTGGGCTCCGGGGTCTCCGGCTCCACGGTGGGCTTCACCGTCTCCTCCCGTCCACTCCGTGGCGAACCTTCACTCCCCCCTGGGTGGAGTTCCTCCCCTGGGATGTGGTCATCCTACATGAGGGGTCGGTCCCTCTACCACGCGGTCCCGTCCGCCCCGTCCTTCACCCCCGCCTCGTAGGCCCTGTCCGCCTCCGCCTGGGCGGCCTCCTCCAGGGTCTCCACGTCCTCCACCAGGTTCAGGGCGGCCCGCCTGTCCACCCCCTCCGGTAGGTTCCGGGTCAGGTGCTTCAGGCGGTTCCTCATCCGGTGGGCGCGCTCCTCCCCCAGGAACCTGTCCCCGAGGGTGCGGGGGACGGTTCCCCTCCGCTCCTCCAGGGGGACGGTCACGGTCAGGCGACAGGTCCCCGCCTCCTTCTCCCCCTCCGTGGCGGTCACCTCCACCTCGGCGCGGTCCAGGCGGGCGTTCAGGACGGTCCCCTCCTCCACCTCCTCCCGGGAGACGACCCGGGCGTGGCCCAGGAGGCGGCCCTCCGCGTTCAGGACCGGGACGCGGTGGGCCTCGCTCAGTCCGTCCACCCAGTCCCGGAAGGCCCGCTCCAGGGCCACCTCGTCCACCGCGTCCCCGTCCCCGGTGACCTCCCCGGGGGACAGGACCACGAACCCCACGTCCTTCAGAAGCATCGCTCCCTCCTACGCTTCCCCGGCGGCCTCCCACCTCATCACGCGGAAGGTCGCGGGCCTCCCTCCCAGGCACCCGTGGACCTGGGTCACGTGGCGGCCCGACTGGCGGGCCAGGGCGGTCAGGCACGCGTCGCACGTCAGGTGGACGCGGACCCCGTGGGCGGTGACCACCACCAGGAGGCCCGGGCGCTCCTCCGCGCGGACCTCCCCCGGACAGGTCTCGCACTTCATCCCCGGCCCTCCTCCGGTGGGTCCCGCCAGGAGCGGACCAGGTTCACCGCGGCCTCGTCCACCGCCCCCTCCGCCTCCTCCGTCCCCTCCTCCTCCGAGATCACCACCGCCAGGACGGCGGCGCGGGCGTTCCTCCGGAGGTCCAGGAGCTTCATCCCCGCCTCCAGGAGCTTCAGACCCAGGCGTCCACGAAGCGACATCGTCCTCACCCGATCCAGAGCTGGTCGGCGGTCTTCGTCACCGGGAACCGGACCGGCTTCACCGTGACCTTCAGCCCGTTGATCCGGAAACACTCCGGCGGCGGCCCGTGCTCCCGGAGGTGGCGCGCCAGCTCCTCCACCTCCAGCGGGGTCAGGCGTCCGCCCTCCACCGTGACGATCCACCGCGGGAGGTCCAGTCCGTGGAGGGCCCAGGCCAGGGCGCGCTCCCTCTGTTCCGCCGTCCAGGGCTCCGTCTGGATCCCCTCCGTGGCGCGGCGGGCCTTCTCCAGCCAACGCTCCGCGGCGTCCCCGGTCAGGACCACGACCCCCTCGCCCCCGCAGTCCGGGCAGTCCACGCGGGCCTCCCCGGTGAGGTCCGTGCATGGGCACTCCAGGTGTACCTTCTTCATCGTTCCTCCTCCGCGTCCCGGTCCTCCGCCGGGTCCCCCTGGCGCGGACAGTCCGGCCAGTGGCGCGGCGGCCAACCCAGGGTGGCGCGGTTACAGTCCGCGCACCAGTATGTCGTCCCGGAGGCGGACTCCCGGATCCCCCACCTCCGGCGCGTCCCTCCCCACCACCGGAAGGAGCTGGGCTTGCGGAACGGCGTCCCGGGCCAGGTGGCGCGGCTCATCCGCCCAGGGTCCTGATCCGGGAGGCGGCCCACTCGGGCTCGAGGCGACAGAGGGTCTCCAGGGAGACCTCCCGGCCCTCCAGGGTGCGGTAGACCCGCGGACCCCGCTCCTCCAGGCGCCGGCGGCGGAGGGCCACGGCGTCCGCCCGGAGGCGCGCCAGCTCCCGCCCGATCCGCTCGTCCTCCAGGTAGTAGCCCTCCCCGTCCACGTCGTCCAGGCGGTCCGCCAGGGCCACCGCGGCCTCCAGGAGGGCCTTCTCATCCGATCTCATCTTCTTAGCCTCCTCCACCCCCTCCAGACCGCCTCCAGGACCTCCGCGGCCAGGACCGCCGGCCAGGTCCAGGGGAGGAGGGTCCCGCGGAGGAGGCGCTTCACCCTCCCCTCCGGCGCCCTCCCCGGGCGCGGCGGTCCGGAGACCGTGGTTCGCCACGCGTGGGGATCCCCACGACAGTCAGAACGTCGGCCCACCGGCCCCGCGTCCCAGCTCCACCTCGCCCACGCGGACCTCCAGCTCCGCCACCTTCTCCGCCAGGGCCTCCACCCGCTCCAGGACCGGCGCCACCTCCGCCAGGTGGGCCTCGAGCCACTCCAGGCGGTCCCGGACCTCCGGGAGGGTGACCGGGACCTCCAGGGAGGGGACTATCTGTCCCGGCCCGTGGAGGAGTTCCCGGACCGCGCGGAGGACCTCCTCCGCTTCACCGGGCAGCGAACGCACCGGCTCAGGAGTTCCAGGGGCTCCATCCCCGGGCCCAGGCCCACGGGACACGTCGTCACGATCTGCCATCTTCCGCTCCGTTCCTCCGCGGTCATCTCCGCCCCACAGTGGACCGCCACGGGGGACCGCATCAGTCCACCGGGTAGCCCGCCCGGCGGATCACCTCCTCCGCGGCGCTCGAGTAGGCGCTCCGGGACCAGGGCGCCGGCCAGGCCCACAGGTAGGCGCCGGAGGACATCGTCTTCGCCCTCGACGCGGCGTGGTCCCTCACGTCCGCGGGCGTCATCGTGCGGTCCGCCAGCCCGGCGCGCCAGGCGGTCCGGTCCGCGTCCAGCTCCAGGTAGAACCGTCCCGCGGCCAGGCCCGCCGGGAGGGGTAGCACGAAGTAGACCAGGGCGTTCAGGGGAGCCCCGAGCCAGGCCCGGAGGCGCCGGGAGGCCCAGGCCACCGGGAAGGCCCACCACCCGAACCAGGTGGATTGCGTCGTGTGGCGGCCCTCGTGGCGGATCAGGCGGAGGGACAGGCGCGCCCAGGCGCGGGGGTATCCCTGGCGCGTGATGAACGTGGTGGCGAAGTCCTCCAGGAACCGCCGGCGGGACAGGCCCAGGGCCAGAAACCCCAGGGTGAAGACCACCCCCACGACCCACAGGAGGGTCCAAGCCCAGTGGTCCTTCGTGGTGACCACCGCCACCGGCTCCGCGGCGGCGGCGGCCTTCTGGTAGCGACTCCGCTCCACCGTCCAGGTCATCGTCTCACCTCCTCCGGGCTAGTCTCCGCGCTCCGGCCCGGACGCGGAAGGGGGATGCGTCCCGTGACCCGGTAGCGGATAGCCTGGGTGGGGCGTGGACAGGCTCATCCCGCCCGCCTCCCGGAAACACTCCCCCACGTCGCAGTCGTGGTGGCAGTAGCCCCCGTCGTGCGGACACCGGCGGGGGAAGCCCTCCAGCTCGAGGTCCTGGTAGAGGGCCTCCCGGAGGGTGTCCGCGTCCTCGTGGTCATAGACGGCGAAGCCCCGGCGCTCCAGGTGGGCCTGAAGCTCCGCGCGGTCCAGCCCGTTCACGAACTCCCGGAGGGCCTTCACGGCTTCACCAGGCCCAGGAGGGGACGCACGTCCAGGAACTCCACCTCCAGCCCGGCGCGGCGGAGGATCGTCGCGGCGTCCTGCGAGAGGGCGTATCGGCTCTCGTACGTCTCCCCGTAGACCACGCGGGTCAGCCCGGCCCGGATCAGGCGCTTCGAGCAGTCCCAGCAAGGGGAGGCGGTCGTGTAGACCGTGGCGCCGGCGGGGGAGACCCCCTCCAGGGCGCACTGGAGGAGGGCGTTCTCCTCCGCGTGGAGGGTCCGCACGCAATGCCCGTCCCGGATCAGGTGACCCCCCTCCAGCTTCGATCCGCCGCACTCGGGACACTTCGTCCACGTCACCCCGCGCGCCAGGTCCTCATCCTCCGCTTCCCACTCGCACTCGTAACAGATCACCTCCGAACAGTGGGGGAGGCCCGGAGGGCTCCCGTTGTAGCCCCCGGCCAAGATCCGCGTGGAACGGGCGATCACCGCGCCCACCCCGTGGCGGCCCGGGTCGAACAGAAGCTCCGGCCCGCGGTCACACGTGGACCGCGTGGCGGCCAGGTGGGCGTGGAGCATGAAAAACGCGTCCCAGGGTAGGCGTGGAATCCTGAACATGTAGTTTCCTCCTGTCACGATCACGTCCGGCGAGAGTAGGCGCCCGTCACTCCGGAACGGTACGAACCCACCCCCTTCACTCTGCATCAGCCCACCACGTTCCGCGCCTTCGCGGCGGCGCTCCAGATGCTCCAGTCCAGCTCCCGGGGTGTCAGACCCCGCCGGCGGGCCTCCGCCAGGAACGCCTCCTCCAGGCGGCGGTAGACCCCCGGCGTGGCGGGGGTGTTCTCCGGCGCCTCGTGGCCCAGCTTCCGGAGCCAGCGGAGAACGTGGCGGTCCAGGACGGCGTGGCGGGCCTCCGGACGCGTCCACAGGACGAAAAATCGGGCTGTCTTAGGTCCTATCCCCGGGATCCGCTCCAGGCGCTCCGGCCCGCACCGGCGGAGGTCCGGCGGGTCCTCCACGAACCCACGGAGGGCGCGCTCGATCACCGCGTAGCGTCCGGAGCGGGCCTCCCGGAGGAGGTCCGGGTGGGCGGCCAGGTGGCGGATCGGGTGCGTCCCCGGCGGAACCACCTCCCGGAGGCGCGAGATCACCCCGTTCGCGAAGGTGGCGGACTTCCCCGCCACCACGATCGAGTAGACCAGATGCCACTCCAGCTCGCGGGCGTCCACCTAGTCCTCCCCCTCCGCCCCGCGGAGGGCCTGGCGGGCGAACTCCTCGTGCGCCACGTCCCCCAGGCGGCGGGTCTTCATCTTCTTGATCACCGCGTCCCGCGCCAGGACGGCGGAGGTCACCCGGAGGGCCTGGAGGGTCTCGTACTCCTCCCCGGAGACCACCGGATCCAGCTCCAGGGCCTCCACGTTCCGCAGGACGGAGCGGGCGGCCACCAGGACGCGGAGGATCGGCTCCATCTCCCGCCGGCGGATCACCAGGGCGGCGGGGGTCTTCGAGCCCACCATCCCCACCTCCACCACCACGAAGCCCGCCTCCTCCGCCTCCCGCTTCAGGCGCTTCAGGGCCTCCAGCTCGTCCGGGTTCAGTCCACCGGGTAGGGTCAGATCTGCCACGGGTTCCTCCTTCAGTAGGGACCGCCGGGAGGGCGTCGTGTTGGACCCGGCTCCAGCGGGTCCGGCGGACACGGGCGCGGCGGTCCAGCGGGGAACGCCCTTCGTCCCGGCTCGCCCTCCCTCCCCCTCACTAGGCTATAGCTGAAATGAGGCGATCACCCACACCCGTTCGTGGTCCCACAGGTGGGGCAGCGGTGACACCCGCCGTTCGGCTCCATGATAGACCCACAGATCGCACAGGGCGGCCCGGAGGTCCAGGCCCTCCCGGTGGGCCTGGCCACCGTCTCCAGGGCCTCCTGGAGCGAGTGGGCCTCCCTGGGAGGCGCTTCCTCGCCCTCCTCCAGGTAGCGCCCGGCGGGGAACCGGATCCCGAGCCAGCGGACGATGTAGTCCAGGACGGAGGTCACCGGGTTGATCTCCGGGTTGTCCGTGAACCCCGCCGGCTCGAAGCGGGTCCGCCCGAACTTCTCCGCCAGGACCTCCCAGGGAACCCCGTACTGTAGCGAGATCGAGACCGCGGTGGCCCAGGCGTCCAGAAGCCCGGAGACCGTGGACCCCTGCTTGGCCATGACGACAAACAGCTCCCCCAGGCGCCCGTCCGGGTACATTCCGGCGGTGAAGTAGCCCTCGTGACCCGCCACGTCGAACTTGTGCGTCTCGCTCCGGCGGGTCCGCGGGAGGCGCTCCCGCTCCCCCACCCGCGCCACCGGCGGCGGGGGGCTCCAGGCGGTCCCCGCGCGCTTCCCGTTCCCGTTCTTCCCGTTCCCGCGCTCCAGCGGTTGCGTCCGCTTCGACCGGTCCCGGTAGACCGTGATCGACTTCAGACCCAGGCGGTGGGCCAGGAGGTAGACCGCGCCCACGTCCTCCGGCGTGGACTCCTCCGGGAGGTTCACGGTCTTCGAGACCGCCCCGGACAGGAACGGTTGGACCGCGCCCACCATCCGGACGTGTCCCTCCCAGGAGATCACCCTCCCCGCGGCGTCGCTCAGGGCGCAGTCGAACACGGCCAGGTGTTCCGGTCGGACCTGGGAGCCCACCAGGGTCCCCTTCTCCCGGAGGTGGGTCAGGACCAGCTCCACGTCCGCCCCGTCGTAGCCCAGGTTGCCCAGGGCCAGCCCCACGGACCGGTTCTCGTAGACCAGCTCCCCGCCACCCACCAGGGCCTTCCGCTTCACCAGGGCGATGTCCGGCTCCACCCCCGTCGTGTCGCAGTCCATCAGGAACGCGATGGTCCCGGTGGGCGCCAGGAGGGTCGTCTGGGCGTTCCGGACCCCGTGGACCTCCGCCAGCTCCCGCGCCTCCCTCCAGGCGCTCCGCGCGGCGGTCCGGACCTCCGTGGGGACTGGGGGGATCGCGTCCGCGCGGCGGGCGGTGGCGGCGATCCCGTCCAGGGCGCGCTCGTGGGAGCGGAGGACCGCCTGGAGGTAAGTCCGGTTGCGTTCGTAGCCCTGGAAGGGCCCCCTCCGCGCGGCCAGCTCCGCCGAGGTCCGGTAGGCCACCCCGGTCATCAGGGCGGTCAGGGCGGCGGCGTGGGCCCGGCCCGCGTCCGAGTCGTAGGGAACCCCGGCCACCATCAGGTAGGCGCCCAAATTCGCGTAGCCCAGACCCAGCGGACGGAACCGGCGCGCGTTGAGCTCGATCCCCGGCGTGGGGTAGCTCGCGCGGTCCACCAGGATCTCCTGGGCGAGGATCAGGGTCTCCACCGCGTGGATGAAGTCCTCCACGTCCAGGGTCCCGTCCACCCGCTGGAACCGCCGGAGGTTCAGGCTCGCCAGGTTGCAGGCACTCTCGTCCAGGAACACGAACTCCCCGCACGGGTTCGAGGCGCGGATCTCCCCGTCCTCCGGGCACGTGTGCCAGCGGTTCACCGCGTCGTGGAACTGGATGCCCGGGTCCCCGCACTCGTGCGCGCTCCGGATCAGGGCGTCCCACAGGTCCCGCGCCGGGACCTCCCGGAGGACCTCCCCGTTAGTCCGGGCGCGGAGGGCCCAGGTCCCGCCCTCCTCCACCGCCTCCAGGAACGCGTCCGGAGTCCGAAGCGAGAGGTTCGCGTTCTGGAAGAACACGGACCGGTAGGCGTCCCCGTCTATCCCGCCGGAGTAGCCCGCGGCCTCCAGGGCGGCGGCCTTCCGCTCCTCCTCCACCTTGCAGGTCAGGAACTCCACCGCGTCCGGGTGGTCCGCGTCCAGGACCACGATCTTCGCGGCGCGGCGGGTCTTCCCCCCGCTCTTGATCACCCCCGCGAAGGCGTCGTAGCCCCGGAGGAAGGAGACCGGCCCGGAGGCGGTCCCGCCCCCGGACAACGTCTCCTCCCGGCCCCGGAGGGCAGACAGGTTCACCCCGGCGCCGGATCCGTACTTGAAGATCAGGCCCTCCGTTTTCGCCAGGTCCAGGATGGACTCCATCGAGTCCTCCACCCGGTTAATGAAGCACGCGGAACACTGGGGGCGCTCCTCCACCCCGACGTTGAACCAGACCGGGGAGTTGAACGCGGCCCGCTGGTTCACCAGGAGGTGGGTCAGATCCGCCGCGAAGGTCTCCACCTCCGCGGCGTTCAGGTACTCGTCCGCCAGCCCCCAGGCGGAGATCGTGCGGACCACGCGCTCGAGGAGCTGGCGGACGGAGGTCTCCCGCTCCGGCGTCCCCAGCTTCCCGCGAAGGTACTTGCTCGCCACCACGTTCACGGCCATCTGGGACCAGGACTCCGGCGCCTCCACGTCCTCCTGTTCGAAGACCACCTTCCCGTCCGCTCCCTCGATGCGCGCGGTCCGCCGGGACCACGGTCCGGCGGCCTCCAGGACCTCCTCCGCGGTCTGTCCCTCCCCGGTGAACCTCCGGCGGTAGCGTGGACGGCGGGCGGGGCGGGCGGATTGAACGGCGGTGGGCGTGGTGGTGATCAGGTCGGGCATCGGGGCTCCCTCCTCGAGCTAGAAGCCACACGCGTCTAGGCGCCTGGCCAGGTTCAGACGAAACAGTTTCAGCGTAACGTCGCTCGCGGGGGCGTTCTCGTACTCCTCCGCCACGAACCGCGCGATCTCCGCGGCGATCCGGCGGTCCTCCGGCGCCAGGTGAAGGATCAGCGGTTCCGCGTCCAGGATCGACGGATCCCACGGAGACCAGCGGACCAGCGCCACCAGGGCGTCCAGGTTGTAGCGTGGTGCGAAGCTAGGACGTTCCCAGCGTCCGAACCGCGCCAGGAACTCCGCGTCCCTCCCCGTGTACTTCTCCAGGCGCGCCAGCGCCTCCTCGACCAGACTAGAAACGACGGACCCCGGGTTCTTCACGGGTTCACCTCCTCCTGTCAACAGTCTTTACAGACGTAGATCCGGGGTTGAGTCGGGTCGGTCACGTGGGGCGGGATCGTCCGGAGTTCCTTCAGGGAGAACTCCCGCCCGCACCGATGGCAGGCGATCAGCTTCTCCCCGAACAGGGAACCGGGCGCGGTGGAGGGATCAGATCTTCGTGGACCCACGGCCAACCGGCGCCCGGACGGAACTATCTTCAAGGGGGACCTCCGCGAACGGATCTCAGCCTAGCGTGTCCGGACTCACCCACCCCAGGGGTATGGAGTCATACTCGTCACGGCGTCCAGATCCGGCGCTCCCCCGGCGGCGGGAGCTTCGGAGGATCGTCCTCCGACTCCTCCGGCGCCTCCGCGCGCTTCATCTCCGCGCGGAGCTGATCGATGCGGCCCTCGAGCTGAACCAGGACCTCCTCCGTCTCCTTGTCCAGCTCCGTGTTCACCTCCCGGACCTTGGCCACGAAGGCGATCGCCTCCTCCAGCGCCCGGGCCTGGAGGTAGATGGACAGGATCAGGGCCACGTCCACCGCCTCCGTCCCCAGCTCTTGCGCCAGCTCCCACAGGCGGCCCGCGATCTCCACGCGGCGCTCCGCGGTGGTCTCCTTCCGCCGGGTCTCGTCCGCCAGGGCGGCGCGTTCCTGGAGGCCCGCGCTCCGCTTCTCCATGTCCGCCCGCGCCCCCTCGTCCCACCCCGCGAACTCCTTGTCCAGGAACCGCTCCATCGTACTCACCACCACGGAGGCGGCGTTGCTGGCCTGGATCAGGTGCTTCACCGTCCCCTTGTAATGAACGAACTGGGTGTGGAGGGCGCGGAAGTTCTGGTCCAGGTCCGCCAGGTGTTGCGTGTTCTTCTGGACCTGGGCCTTCAGCTCCTCCAGCTCCTTCCGGCGGTCCCGGGCGGCCTTCAGGGCGTGGAGTTCCGCCTTCTCCGCCCGGTCCGCGGCGTTCGCGGCGTCCCGCTTCATCTTATCCTTCGTGCTCATCACTCACTCCTATCGCGCGGAGGACCGCCTCCGCTTCGTTGGTCTGCATCCGGTGGACAATCTGGACCACCAGGCGCCAGAACTGGCCCCCGTGGCGGTCCCGGGGGAGTTCCAGGTCCCGGTCCTCCTCCAACAGGGTCATGTGCTCCTCCACCGTCAGGAGCGGGCCCAGGGCGCGGAGGCGCTCCGGGGGCTCCGGGGCCTTCACCTTCGTCACCGCCTGACCCAGATCCCGCGCCACCTCCTCCGGTACGTCTCGAAGCTCCCCCTCCTCCCGGGCGCGCTCCAGGAGCCACGCCAGGGTGGAGGTCCGGATCACCGCGTAGCCATCACTCATCGCACGCCTCCGCGCCCCCGTGTCCGTTCACGCAACACGGTCCGCCCGGCGTGTCGTGCTGGGCCTCCCCGCAGATCGAACACCGGGTCCCGGTGGGCGGGAAGTCGTCCGCCCGCGGCCCCGCCGTGGTCTGGACCACCACGGGCCCCACCTCCAGGTCCTTCCCGGTCACCCTCCAGGGGATCTGGAGTCTCGTGATCTCGTTCAGGAACACGTCCGACGACTTCCGGTGCTTCGCATCCGTGGCCAGGGCGGCGATCAGCTTCGCCCCCTCCTCCACCGGCGCGGTCCGGGCGCCCTCCGGGATCCGCGCGTCCGGGAGGCGGCGCTCCCCCTCCAGCTCCGGGAGGTGGGCGAAGTAGATCCCCAGGGCGGGCGGTCGGTGCCAGTAGACGAGGGCCTGGTGGAGGCACCGCGCCAGGAACACGTCCGGGCGCCCCCGGGGCGCGTCCTCCAACACGTCCTCCGTGGATGCGACCACCACCCGCTTCAGGGCCCGCACGTCCAGGAGGTCCATCACGAGGCGGACGGTCTGGACCACGTAGCCCTCGAACGCGGTCCGGTAGAGGGACCGCTCCGGCTCCAGCGGGTGGCGCATACTCAGGACCACCAGGGAGTCCGGCGGCCCGTGCTTCACCGGATCCCACCGGTAGGATTTCACCTCCAGGCGCGCGAAGCGGGGGAACTCCGCGGTCTCCTCGTCCAGCCAACACGTGGACAGGTCGTCCAGGACGAACACGTCATGACCCGCCTCCACCAGGAGGTCCACCACGTGGGAGCCCAGGAACCCCGCCCCGCCCAGGACCAGGACCCGCTTCGAGCTCGAGCTCATCTCCGCCTCCCTCCCCGCCGACGGGCGCGGCGCTCCGGCTTCCCGCGGGCGCGGGCCTTCGTGGGCCTGGACGGCTTCAGGGTGATCGTCTGGGCCACCACGTCAACGCCGACCACCTCCATCCACCACCCCGCCACCGGCCCGACTTCGTCTCCTACGCTGAACCGGGGCCACCCGTCGGGGACGCGGGTCCCGGGTAGCGGCTCGCTGTCCGCCTCCGCCTTCTCCTGGTTCCGCGTCGCGCGCTTCAGGGCCTCCTCCACCGTCTCCTCCGGCGTCCGGCGCCGGATCACCCGCTCCACCCCCTCCAGGTCCCGCGCCACCTCGTGCAACCTCCCCGTGTCCGGGTTCATTCTTCACCTCCGGTCGTTTGAAGTTCAGGACCGCCTCCGCCTCCGCCCGGGAGAACGGCGTCCCGTAGTCCAGGCGCGCGTCCCCGAGAGGGCTCCGCGCGTCCAGGCGTCCGTCGTGGATCATCAGGTCCACCGCGGCGGCCACGCGGTCCGCGGCCAGCTTGTCGAAGGGGCTCCCCTCCGTCAGGGCGTAGGTCGTGAGGCGGTCCGTCTCGTCCCACACCAGGGCCACGAACTCCTCCTGGACGTTCCGCTGGAGGTCCTCCCCGGCCCGGGCGCGGCGGATCGCCTGGCGGAGGGCCTCCCGCGCGGGGGAGGAGTCCACCTCCCCCTCGTCGTCCAGCCCGATCAGGTCCGGGTCCACCTCCACCTCGAACTCGTGCATCCCCGCCGGACGGTAGACCCGGATGTAGAACAGTTCACTCGCCACGGTCCACCCCCTACCTGATCCGCCACCTGCGAAGCTCCCGGTCCAGGGCCCCGCGGGTCTTCGGACCGGCGTCCCCGTCCACGGACAGGGACCAACTCCGCTGGAAGATCCGGACGGACCGGTGAACGGCGTCCTGGTCCACCTCCGGCCAACCCACGTAGTAGCCCAGGCGACGGAGGGCCTCCACCGTCTCCTCCGGCGTGTCCAGGTCCCCCTCGATCTCCAGCGGGTTGAAGTCGTCCAGGTCCTCCTCCGCGCGGTCCGCCTGGCGTTCGTCCAGCTCCCGGAGCATCCACGGGTCGTCCTGGTCCTCGAACTTGTCCTCCACGTCGTCCAGCTCCGCCAGCCACTCCAGGTCGTCCACGTGGTCCGTGGAGTACAGGACGGCGTGGCGGATCGCCTGGAGGTCCAGCGGGAGGACGATGTCGTTCTTCTGGGGGTTCAGGTTGTGGTGGGCCAGCATCCAGACCGGATCCAGCTCCCCAGGGTACATCGCGTTGAGGTAGCGGAGGATCGTGATCACCGTGGCCACGGACCCACGGGAGAAGCTCTCCCACCAGGTGACCCCCTTGGGGGACTGAACGCGGATCACCTCCCCGCGGAACGGCGTGGTCCAGCCCTCCGGCCACCAGAAGAACTCCAGCTCCTCCGGGTCCGCGTCCATGAAGAACGCGTTCCACGACACCCCCGGGTGGATCGGCTTCCCCTTCAGGTGCGGACGGAGGATCCCGGCGTTCCTGATCTCCGTCCCGGCCAGGTAGCGGTTCACCCATCCCGCATGCCAGGCGGGGTGATCCGGGGAGACCACCTGGACCGCCTCCGAGCGGAGGTCCTTCGCCAGGTCCAGGTCCTTCCGGATCTGATCGAAGCGGCGGTCCAGGGCCTTCGCCACCACCCACTGGGTGGAGGCGCGATGCTGGAGGACGAAGTGGCGGAGGGTCCCCGCGAAGTTCGTCCCCGCCGTGTAGTGGAGGGTGTGGCCGATAGGGTGACCGTGTTGCCACTCGTCGTAGTGGTTCGTGCTGGGCCAGTGGGGATGCAGCTTCGGGATCGCGACCCGGACGTACTCCGCGGAGTACACCGCCAGGCGCTCGAAGAAGTCCCGGGCCTGGGCCTGGGTGTAGTGTTCCACGCGCTTCATCGTTCTTTCCTCCGGTCAACGACCACGATCACGTCGAAGACCCGCACGGGCGGCCCAACGTCGACGTACTCGTGGATCCAGTGGTCCACGTCCTCCAGGCGGCGCTTCCGCTGGAGGACCCGGATCTCGTCCCTTGTCAGTCGCACGTAGCCCGGCGGGTGGCCCCGCGTCCGGACCCGGCGGCGGATCTGACTTCGCACGTACGAGAGGATCTGATGGACCCGGCGGATAGGCGGCGCGGCGTACCCGAAGCCCGAGCACTCCCGGCACTGGGCCCCACAGGACGGACAGCGACACCCGAAGGAGACCTCCGGCGGCGCCGGCGGCGTCTCGCACTCGCACGTCATCCGGCGGTACTCCTCCGGATCCCGCACGAAGGGATCGTCCACGTCCATCTTGCACCACACGTGGCCTCATCTCCTCCCCCGGGGTCTCCGCGGGTGGTAGACCAACACCACCTCGGACAGGGCCCGCGGCCTCCCCAGGCGCTTCCACAGGGCCCTCGACAGGTCCGCCACGGCGCGCCACCGCCAGCCCTCCGGCGGACGCGGGCGCGTCCAGACCTTCCAACGTCCCTCCCGAACCGCTCCGGCCAGCTTCCCGCGGTAGATCCCCCAGGGTCCGCCGTCCGCCACCTCCGCCCACGCGCATCGCTTCGTCAGGCGGGCGCACACCAGGACAGGCGTCCCGCACCCCAGGCGGCGCCACTCTCGATGTGCAATGTGGACGGAGCCACGACGGTAGCGGCGGGGGCGGCGGGGCGTGTCGCACGCCATCACCGGTGAGTCCGCGGCGGTGAAGCTATCCCCCGGCCAGTAGACCGACAGGCGGCCCACCTCCACCTCCGGAGAACCCAGGGCCAGGAACGCCACCACCGCGCGGATCACCACCTCAGTCACGACGCCACCGGTCCACCGCGTGGCGCATGTTCTTCAGGGCCTCCGCCATCTTGTCCGTCACGAAGTCCTTCTCCTCGATCCACTCCTGCATCCCGGAGACCTTCTCCCCCACGGAGGCGGCGAAGTCCTCCGCCTCCTCCGGGAGTTCCTCCAGGTCGTTCAGGATGGACTCGCACAGTTCCAGGGCCTCCTCGGCTTCCACGAGATCACCTCCTCGACTTCAGTTTCTTCACGCGCGGACCGTGAGCCAGCTTAACACTCGCTAGGGCCTCCGGTAAGCGAGATTGTCTGAACGCTCCGGCCAGGCGGAGGTCCACCTTCACCCGGCGGACCGTGGCGGGCGGGAGGATCTCCCAGCCCCGCCGGCCCAGCTCGTCCACCAGGAGGCGCGCCAGGTCCCCCGCGGGCTTCTCCGTCAGGGCGTCCCGGGCGCGGTCCACCAGGGACTTCAGGAGCCCGGCGAAGAACCGCCCGTGCTTGTCCTCCTCGTCCTTCCCCTGGAGGGCCTCCACCAGCTCCTCGATGCTGGTCTTCACGGAGGTCCCCATGTAGTCCGCCACCACCTCCCGCGCCACGTCGTCCAGCTCCACCCGGTCCGCGCCGGGTAGGTCCAACCAGCGTTCAGCCATCACCGTGCTCCGGGTTCTCCGCGAAAGGCGTGTCTAACACGTTCCGCGGGTTCTGCTTCGTGGTCCGGAGGAGGACCCGGCGGGCCCCCTCCTCCAGGTCCTCCAGGCGCTCCAGGCCCGCCCGGACGCGAAGCTCCGTCCGGAGGAGCTGGGCGATCGAGTAGGCGTCCGCCACGTTCCCGGCGGCCCCGTCGGTCTTCCCCAGCTCCAGGAAGTTGTGGCGCTCCCAGCGGTCCCGACAGGCCAGGACCATGTCCGCCTTCTCCGCGTCCCCCTTCCCCGTGGTGAAGATCTTCACCGCCTGAACGTCGTAGACCCGGAAGGGGACGTTCATCCTCCAGAGTTCCAGGCGGATCACCCCGCCCACTTCCCCCAGAACGTGGGCGAACGCCTTCCGCGCCAGGGCGTAGTCCTCCAGGGCGGCGTGGGTGGGGGCCCACTTCTCCACGAAGCGGCGAACCGCGTACTTGATCCCCTCCAGGCGAGCGGTCCGCGCGGTCTCGTCCCCGGCCTTCACCTCCACCGGCGCCAGGGCCCCGCGGTCCTTCAGCTTCGCGGCGGCGGTCTTCGTGTCCGCCCAGAACATCACGTCCGCCAGCTTCCCGTCCACCAGGGCCACCGCGGCGGTCCCCCGCGCGGACTGGTCGATCCCCACCAGGGGACCGTCCCCCGTCACGTGGGGGCGCTTCAGGCGCTTCACCGTGGGCATCGTTCCCTCCTGTCCTTCACCAGGCGCGCGGCGGCGGCCCGGACCTGAACGGGATCCAGGTCCACGTAGAGGCACCGGCGACCCGCGCGGTCCGCGGCCACCAGGGCGGTCCCCGTCCCCCCGCATAGGTCCAGGACCAGCCCACCCTCCGGCGCGCCGGCCCGGATCAGGTCCGTCGTAACGTCCAGGGGCTTCTGGGCCCGGTTCAGGAACTCCCCCTTCGGCTTCAACGCGTCCCGCCGGAGGCGCTCCGCGGCGTGGACCACCGGGCGCTCCACCCACCACGGACAGACCGCCGGGAAGAACTCCCCGTCCGGCGCGGACACGAACCAGTTCCGTTGCTTCGGGAGGGCGGCCAGGTCGAAGTAGGCCCCCTCCCCGCCGGACATCACCAGGAACTCGCACGCGGAGACCACGCAACGCTTCCGGATCGAGTGGGGCGGGTTCGACTTCGCCCAGACGTAGGAGGGCCAGACCTTCAGCTCCGCGGCCCGGAGCATCCGCTTCAGGTCCGAGATCCACCAGTCGCTCGTCCAGACCCAGACGTTCCCCCCCGGCGCCACGGCGGCGGCGGAGGCGGTCAGGCGCTCCAGGAGGGCGCGGAGGGCGGGTTCGTCCAGGCGGTCCCACGCCTCGTTCAGGAACATGTCCTTGTGACCCTCCAGGCGGATCACCTCGTCACTGGCCAGGGCGTAGGGGGGATCCGCCAGGACCAGCGACGGCGGACCCTCCACGCGGCGGAGGAGGCGCTCCAGGAACGCGCGGTCCGCGGCGTCCCCGCACGCGACCACGTGCTCGCCCACCTCGTCCTCCCAGACGAAGCCCGGCGCCACCTCCACCCGAGCCCGCTTCACGCGTCCCTCCAGACCGCGGACCGGTCCTCGTCCTCCCAGCGGTGGACGTTCACCACGGAGGAGAACTCCCTCCGAACGTCCGCGTGGGTGATCAGGAGGGCCTGGCGGATCCCCAGGTCCGGGAGGCGCCGGCGGAGGAGATCGTGGAGGGCGGCCCGGTTCACCTCGTCCAGGGCCCCGTCCGGCTCGTCGATGAGTAGATGTTCACACCGGACCGCCCGGGACTCCCCGGGGAGGCGGGCCAGGCCCAGGCGCACCCCCAGGGACAGGAGGACTTTCCCGCCCCCGCTGTCGAGCTCGAAGGAACTGGCGTTCCCACCGTCCGCCACCTCCAGGCGGAGTTCGTCCCGGCGGCGCCGGCGGCGGGGCGTCCCGCACTCGCGACAGCGGTGGGTGCGTTCCCCCTTCTCGAAGGGGGCCCCGCACGCCAGACAGGCGGCCTCCCAGTCCTTCAGCTCCCGGGTGGGTGAGAACTGGACGCGGAGGGCGGTCCCCAGGTCCTCGAGGACCTGGTTCATGCTGTCCTCCGCCAGTCCGAATGCGTTTTCCAGCTCCCGGCTTGGTATCCCGGCGGCCCCGAATGCGTAGCTCGACCAGGCCAGCTTGGAGATCCGGTCCCGGACCATCCCCCGTTCGTCCTCCAGCTTCTCCAGCTCCGCGGCGGCGCGCTCCAGTTCCGCCACGGAGGCGCGGGCGGCGGCCAGGTCCTCCTCCCACCCCGTTAACTCCTGGCGGACGGTCTGGAGGGCTGTCGCCTTCTCCGCCACCGCCTCCTCCGCCCCCGGTCCCACCTCCGGGAACTTCTCCAGGTCCCGGCGGGCCCGGGTCAGGGCGCGGGCGGTCTCCGTCCTGGCCAGCTTCACCCGCTTCACGGCGGCCTCCGCGTCCTCCAGGGCGCGCTTCGCGGCCTCGAAGCCCCGCTCCGTCTCCGCCAGGGTGGGGAGGTCCTTCAGCTCCTCCAGCGCCCGGACCCCCTCCTCCACCAGTCGAACGTCCTCCAGGCCCATCTCCGCCTTCCACTCCAGGGAGACGATCCGCTCCTCCAGTCCGGTCAGGGCGCGGCGGGCGGTCAGGCCCTCCCGCTTCACCTCCTCCAGAACGGCGGCGTCCGGCGCCACCCGGTCGCACGCCTCCCGTAGGACCGGACAGACCCCGGTTCGCGTCCGCTCCAGCTCCCGGAACTTCTCCAGGAGGGCCTTCCGGAGGGAGGACCGCTCGTCGCGCTCCCGCCGGACTCCCAGGAGGTCCTCCCGGATCTGGGCCAGCTCCGCCCGGAGGTCCCGGAGGCGCGCCTCCTCCTCCTGGAGGCGGTCCAGGCGGTCCTTCCGTCCCCGGGCCTCCTGGAGGGCTTCCTTCGCCCGTGTGAACGCGAGGTCCCGGTTCTGAAGCTCCCCCTCCGCCTCCGCCCGCTCCCGCTTCACCTCCTCCTCCAGGCGCGCCACCTCCCGGCGGAGGTCCGCGCGCCGGCCCCGCTCCTTCACCGCCAGCTCGAGCTTGGCCTTCTCCGCGGCCAGCTCCGCGGCCAGGGTGTCCACCTGGAGGCGCGTCCGCTTCACCAGCTTCTCCGAGTCCGCCACCGCGGCGCGGAACTCCCCCTCGCTGTCCAGGACGCGGCGGAGGCGGATCTCCCGGGCCTCCAGCTCCCGGAGCTGGGCCTGGGCGGCCCGGAGGCGCTTCCCCGCCAGGTCCGCCCGTGGGATCCAGCGGTCCGTCCGGAACCAGGGGGAAACCACCCGGCGCTTCTCCGCCGGCGTGGCCTTCATGAACGCGTGCATCTCCCCCTGCACGAACGCGCAGGTCATCAGGTACTCGTCCGCGGTCAGGCCCAGGATCTCCCGCTCCACCGTCCGGAGGAGGTCCGCCTCCGACACGTGGGACCCGTTCAGGAGACGGATCGGATCCCCGGAGGGCGTCCGGCCCCGCCGGATGCTCCAGTCCCGCCCGTCCGAACTCTCCACGTCGGTCTCCACCCACGACTCCTCCCGGCCCAGGGCCAGGCGGTGGGGGAACTCCTCCAGGCGGGACCCGCGGAACTTCCCGAACAAGGCGTACAAGGGCGCGTCCACCGCGAAGTAGGACTTCCCCGCGCGGTTACTCCGGACCCCACTCTCCTCGTACTCCCCGACGACCACGGTGGGACCCTCCGGGAGGAGGACCTCCCACTCCGCCAGGAACGGGCCCGCGTTGTTCAGGGCTATCCGCTTGAAGATCATTCCTTCACCCCCGCGTCCGCCTCCCGCGCCAGGGTGGCGGCGAACTTCACCTTCTCCTCCGCGTCCTCCGCGGTCACCTCCTCCGCGAACAGGCGGAGGGAGTCCTCCAGCGGGAGATCCACGTGGTGGCGGGCGTCCCGCGTCACCTTCCGGCGGATCACCTGGACGGTGGGGACCTTGCAGTAAACCGCGCCGGCGTCCAGGATCGTCTGACGAAGCTCGTGGCGCGCCACGTGCTCCACCAGCTCCTCCGGAACCAGGATCACCGGCTTCACCCGGGCGCCGGCCACCTCCTCCGGGTCCACCCGGAACCGCCCGTCCCACGACGCCTCCAGCTCCCAGCGAAGCTCGATGGTCCGGTCCGCTCCGACCTCCAGGAACCGCTCCCGCGGGCGCCGGAGGCCCGCGGTCCGCTTCAGGCGCTTCGCCATCAGACCTTCTCCGTCTCCCGCATCACCTCCACCACGTCGTAGAACTCCTGGCGAACCTCCGTGAACAGGCGGCGGAGGGCGCCGGCGTGGGTCTCCCCCGGCTCCAGGTTCCCCGCCACGCCCAGGTTGATCATCAGGCTCTCGTACTGGGCGACGCGATACTTCCGTTCCAGGGTGATCCAGACCCGCTCCGGCGCCGGCGGCGCCTCCGGGAGCTGGACCCCGCTCCCGCCCGGCGGCGGTTTCACCGCGTCCGTCTTCATCGTCTTCAGTCTTTTCTCCGTCACAACTTCACCTCCGCGGCCACCAGGCCCTTCGGGTCGTCAGCCTCCCCGAAATCCACGTGGAGGGCGGAACCCACCACGGTCACGCGTTCCAGTTCTTGGTAGCGGTGAACGTGGCCCGCGTAGACCCGGACCAGGTTCTCCGCCTCCAGGACGCGGCCCGGGATCTTCAGGCCCACGTCTCGTTGCACCGTGTCCAGCTTCCCGTAGGTGGCGCCCGGGACCTCCAAGTGAGTGAACGCCAGGAACGGGCGCCCGGAGATCTCCTCCAGGGCCTCCGCCACGCGGTGATCCAGGTAGGCGGCGGCGTCGCCGGCGTGGGTCTCCCCCGGCTCCAGGTCCGTCCACTCCGCGGCCTCCCAGTCCGTGATGAACGGGAGGAACAGGAGGTCCACCTCCTCCAGGCGCCGGACCTCCGGCGCCTCGATCACCTCCACCCCGCCCAGGAGGTCCGCCACCCGGAGAACCGGGCGGAGGGCGTGGTTCCCGCCCCGCGTGGGCTTGTCGTGGTTCCCCGCCAGGATGAACGCGCGGCGGGTGACCCCCAGCGTTCGGTCGTGGTGGGCCCACCCGTGGAGCTTCCCCAGGTGGTTCACCGCCAGCTCGTAGGCGGCGGGCCCGGGACGCGGGTGGTGGAACAGGTCCCCCAGGTCCACGTAAACCTCGGGGTCCTCCTTCACCACCAGCTCGAAGCACCGGTCCAGGATCCGGGCCTGTTCCTCCAGGCGCTCCATCCCGTCCGAGACGAGGCCCAGGTGCTTGTCCCCGCTGGCCAGGACCTTCATCAGTTCTCCCTCCGGTCCACGTGCTCCACCACCGCCCGGAGGATCTCCTCCTCCCGGAAGTCCAGCTCCACCTCCGCGCCGGACCCGATCCGTCTCACCTCCCGGTAGAAGGCCACCGCGGCGGCGGCCAGCTTCAGGAGGCGGCGGTCCTCCGTGGGGAGGTCCCCGTCGCACGTGGCACCGAACACCCGGGCCACGAGCGCGATCGCTTCCAGGTGTCCGTCCCGACCCAGGTCTCCCCCGTAGTTACAGGCGCGCACGAACGCCCCCAGGCGCTCCCCGGTCCGGGTCTTACGATCTGAAGTCTGCATTCAACTCCTCCGCCAGCTTCGTCCAGTTCACCACCCCGTCCGCGTCCACCTCCCGGAGCCAGTCCAGGAGCTTCGCCTTACTCTCGGCCACCAGCTCCCCGCGGTGAAAGTAGCCCCGCGCCTTCGTGTAGGTCACCAGCCCGCGGAGGATCGCCTCCTCCCGGATCTCCCGCGGGAGGTCCAGACCCAGGGGTTCCTGACCCGCGGCGCCCACGGAGGAGTAGAAGAACGCCAGCTCGTCCAGGTGCGGACCCAGGGAGTTCTTCACCACCTCCACCTCGTGCTTCTCCCCCACCAGGACCTTCGTCTCCCCCTTCCCCGTCTCCGCCTTCACCCGGCCCACGGCGGTCACCCGGCAGATCCACCCGCCGTCGTAGATCGGGGCGGTCCCGCCCTTCACCTTGTAGGTCTTCTGACCCGGCATCGCGTCCAGGCGGACCGACTCCCGCTGGATGAACACCAGGATCTCGTCCCGCTCCAGGGTGGGTACGATCCGGTCCAACCACTTCGAGGTGAGCATCGCCCGGATCGGGTAGCCCCGCGCCCCCACCGTCCCCTTCAGGAGTTCCTCCAGCTCCGTGGAAGGGGTCAGGCGGTTCACGGAGTCGATCCCCACCGCCAGGAACGCCCCCTCCGGGAGGGCCCCGTCCAGCTTCGCCTTCCGGAACTTCCCGCGGAATTCCTCCACCCGCTCGATGGTCTCCTCGTAGGTCTTCGGCTTGAAGTAGGCCACCTCGTCCAGGGCCCCGCAGATCGTGGAGAACCACGCCAGGTCGACCCCGCGACACTCCGCGTCCACGAACAGTCCCCACCCACCGGTGGCCCACGCGTCGTAGAGGATCTCCGCGAGCAACAGGGTCTTCCCGCCCTGACTAGGCCCGTGGAGGACCCCGAGCATCCCACCCGGGATCCCCCCGCACTTCAGAGCCCGGTTCAAGGAGGTGATCCTGGACGGGCAGACCATCGGCGGCGGGATGTCCGCCCACAGGGAGAAGCCCTCGATGGAGCGGACCACCTTCGACAACTGCTTACTCCGCGCCGAAACAGGCGGGGGGCGGGGGGAGGCGGTCTCCCGGGACGGTTCCTCCGTCCCGCCGGCATCACCGCCACCGGAGGCGGCGGGCGCTTTCCGGGGTGGAGCCACGTCCCCCGCCCCCCGTTGTTTCTTCACGCGCTTCGTCTTCGTGGTCATCACGTCCGCCTAGAACGGGTCGCCGTCGTCTGCCACGTACTCCGCGTCGCACCCCGGGTGCGGACACTTCGTCGCGTCCTGGGGGACCGCCTCCCGGCACTTCGGGCAGATGTCGTAGTCCTCCCCCTCCTTCGGGA